AACGTTCGCGGTTATTATCGTAAGTTGTTAATGCTTTCATTAACATCTCATCAATTTGCATTTACTTGCTCCCTTTTTTGTAGTTGTGTATCTACCAACTCTTTGAATTGTTGGTAAGCCTCTCCATCTATATCGTCATTTACTTCCATACCTGTTACAACGTTGTCCCATTCAGTGTCGGTTAATACAGGTTCATCTTCTGTTTGCACTTCTGCATCTTCTCGGAGATAAATAAGGCAATAAACTTGTTCTTGCCTATCTAACTCTTGCAATATATCTATTGCTTGATATACCTTCATTTTGTATCCCTTCTATATGTCTAATGAAGCCCTAACGGAAGTTCCGATAGAGCGTGCAATATCTACTTGTGTGCGGATACGCATTGAGTTACCTCTGGCGGCTTTCACAACTGCTTCTGCCGCATTTAACGCTTTATATTGCTCTTGACAATTTATTAAAGCGCAATCTTGAATATCTTGAACACGCATTTTTTCGGTAGATAACTTCATACGAGAGTGTGCCATTTCAATTTCGTAATCTGTTTTTGCTCTGTGATAAGCGTGTTCTGCCTTTTCAAGAAATTCGTGGGCTTCATCAACCTCGCGGCTAAGTGTTGCCAACCTATTCTCTATTGCTTGTGGGGTTACCATTCATTTTCTCCTTTCCTGAATTACCACATACATTGCACTGTGATATTGCGGTTTCTTTCCAGTTACCGCAATACCAACAGCGATACTGCGGTTGATTAGGTATTACGGGCATTGTTTGCAACCCCAACAATTATGATGAGTGCTTCATCTTGCGTAAAACCTGCCATTTGTAGGTTTCCATAAAGTTCAAATAATCTATCTACCGAAATGCCTAATAACGGCGTGTCATTTGATACCTTTTTTATTGTGATTTTACTAGTGGTTGTTGTGTTTGTGTTACTTAGATTAGTTAAAAAATCCAACCAATCTTCTCCTGTATTTATGTGTGCCATTTTTAACCTTTCATTGTTCTTAGTTCAAATATGCCGTCCCACTCTGGGTGGCGTTCCAATATGAGCCGTGCGTAATACGGAACATAATTATTATTAATCTTGAAATCAGAATTAGGGTCATCTGTTTGCAAGTAATAATTCCAGCGCAAAACCTCTACCAGCATTTTCATACCGATTTTGCGCCTTCCCTTTTCAACCATTTGTGATGTCATTGTTTCTAACACTTTATACACCTGCGGATTAAGTCTGTTAAATTCTTCAAACTTATCCGCAGATGTAAGTGCAGTATTAAAATCAAGAAACCAAGTGTCGTTAGTCATTTGACTTAGCACTTTCTAAAGTAGATTTTCTCTCCATAATTTCTGCTCGGAGAGTGGTCATTTCATTAGTTGCTCGGTCTGGAAATTCATTATCCAATTCCGATTTGTAGTCAGTAAATACTTTGCGCAATAAATCTAAATCATCAATTTTTTTGATATTTTGTGCAGTATCTTGATAATTTGCAATCATATGCGGAGTTTCAACTGGCTTTGGTTTAGATAGTTCAACAACTGCCGCAATCGGCGATGGTGCAACTTCTACCTGTTCCATTTCCTCTGACGTATAAATTCCACTTAGGTCATTTGGAAACGCTTTACGTAGTGCTAATGCTTCTGCGCATTTAGCAATCATTAAGTCGGGCATTTTTTTCCATATTGGGCTATTAGCGTTGTAACTATCAAATTTTGCTACCGCCCATAACGGTTCAACAAAACCCTTTCGCAATACGCCAACTTTTGCGGCAATCGGTGGAGTTTTTTCCAGCCATATATCTGTCCACGTTCCATCTTCGCCACACCAATACGGTCCAACTTGTCCTGCATATTCGCCTGAACGTTGTGCCACGATACGCAAACCATCAATAGACGATTGAATGGTGTATCTACCACCGCGTTCAATCATATAAATTTGGCGTGCAAATGGGTCAAGCCCAGTTCGTTGGGCGTAGTGCAAAAACACCGCTAATTCTGCTTTAGGTGCGTTTGCTAACCCGATTTGTTTCAAGGCGGCTAACTGTTGGTCGTCCCAAAAGTTTTGCTCGCCATTTACTGCAAGTGCTGAGTTATTACTCATTTATTTCTCCCTTGTTTGTATTTGGTCATCATTTATGTATATGCGCCCTGTTGTTAAACCTTCTTCAAGCGCATTTGTTATATCGCGTAGTAAAGGCGAGTTGTGGATACTCGCTAATACAGTAAGTTCCACAACCCAACCTTCAACTTCATTAACCGTGAGTGCCACAGTTATTCTTTGTCTTCCCTTGCAACTCTCACTCGGAGAATTTGTGGTTGTAAATCAGCCAAATTGAGTGCGTCTAACACTCTTTCTTCGGCTAAATTGCGCAGTTCCTTATTAATTTCCGCGCCCTTTAGTTTTTCCACGTTTGATGTTGGAATAGGTATCTCTACCGATACCAACACTTTCACCGTTCCTGTTGCCATTATTTACCTTCCTGTAAATATCTGCTCACAATTTGTGTGCAGAAACTTGTTTGAATTAAACAAATGCCTAAATCCAATGCACTTTGCACTCGGTTGTAGTTGCATTTGCCCGTAAATCGCAATCCCATTGAATATGTAATGTAATTTGCGATAGTAAAAACCCACCAATAAGTGCAGATACGAATAAAACTCTGCGACCACGTAGAGTTAATTTGATGGGGTTTTCATTAAGTGTGTTAGTAGCCAACATCGCTACTGCGAAAATAAAAGCGAAAATAACGCTTAAAACTATTTCTGCCATTTGGGTTGCCTCCATTGAATATGTTAATTGATATATGGGATTTGTCCAGTAATTAAAAAGTGCAAGTCGCGTAACTACTGTTCTGCCTATTAGTAGATACGCAACTTGCACTTAATTGTTAATCAGTTGTAGGAAGTCCATAGGCGGTTTAGCACTTAGAGGGGTTACTTAACTATTACCCAACCTAAACTAAACCGCCTACAACGAACCTATGACTTATAGCAGATTAAGAACCTTGTTCTTGAAGTTATCTCCTGCGCCAGTAACAATTCTGATAGCCCTTGCAGTTTCAGGATTTTTGTCCCGAATTGGCTTAGCCCAATCAGAATATTCGGTGAACGCGTTATATGCCGCCCACTTAGTTCCTGCAATATTGGATTGTGTAGGTGCTTTCCACAATCCGTTAAGAGTTCCACGTGCGGTTTCTGTCAGTGTTACTGCGCGTGGGCTTTCAGGGTCATCAATTGGAAATACATTCTCAACTAATGTATAAAATTCCTTATCGGTCATTTTCTGACTAATAAGATTATTTGCCATTGCTTCAAATGACTCGGTGTATTTCCAAGTCAATTTAAGCGTTTCACGTGCGGCTTGGATTTTACTGTCCACTTTTGGTGTGTGGCGTAATGTGAAAGTGGATTTAGCACTTTGTATTGCCGCCGTTAAAGTGTTCTGGCAAACCACGCGGATAGGAGTAACTAGAACATTAAATGAAGATGTTCCATCGTGTGTGTTCCAAGCCATTAAATATAAATCAACGGCATCTACACCGCCGATTTGTAACCCTTCTGGCATTTTCATAGTCATAAAAACTTTACGACCATTATCAATACTGCCAGCAGTTTCAAATACGGCGCCACTTTCATCGGCTACCGCATTAAGAAACGAAAACGCTTGCAGGTTCTGAACTGGTGTGTAACGATTACCCACAACTCCAAGTGCTTGTGCCTTGTTTGTCTTTGGGTGATAGCGGTAAGTCATAAACTTATCCGCAAATGTAATTTCTTCCATTGACCCTTGTTCCATAGCAGAATTACCGAACATTGGAACCATTGTCGTAACTGGGTCATCAGATTTAATCACCTGCCAATCAAGTTGTGCAGTTTTTAGCGCATCTTCTGCGGTTAATGCGCCTTCTGTAACGGTGCCTAGTTTGTGCCAAGCAACCTCTCTTGCGGAAAAGAAGGCGGAAGTTCCGTCTGCAAATTCCTCTAGTCTGTGTGCCATTATGCCTTTATCCCTTCAGTTATTGGTGCATTTTGTTGGTTTATTGCGTATTGCATTTCATTACGCAATTCTATGTGTATTACTTCTTGTGTTAATTCAGAAGCAACGCTTACTGCGGCTTGGTAATTTAAGCCGTTAAATACGGGGCGCGGTGGTCGAACAAACTGATTTGTAAATCTTTGTTCGTTATACCATCTAACCCATAATTCATAATCAACTACCAGATATTCACCAGACTTTGCAAACCCTGAACGTCTGCAAGCCTCGTTGTAATGTCCATCTGGACCGCAAGTGATAAATGATTGTTGTTCGGTGCGTGAATTGAAATTAGTCATTATCTTCAACCTCAAAATCTTCCACTTCATATGACTCAGATGTTTCTTCCATTTCATCATCATTGAGATTGTGAGAGATACGGATATCAAAATCGCCATCTGAGATGTCATCATCTGTCCAATCAAGCGGAACATTGAATTCATATTCTGCTTTAACGGTAAATGTAACTTTGATAGATTTTGTAAGTTCAATATTGAGTTCCTCTGCTAATTCTTTAAGGTCATCAATATCAACTGCATCTTCCTTTACTTTATCTTTAATGAATTCCTCTACCGCATTACGAGTGTTGATGTATTTGGCTTGGTTTTCATTTGCGCGGTTTTCTTGTCTTGCCGCTTTTACTTTTAGACTATCTGTTTCGTCAAGTAAGCGTGTAATTTCATCAACGATTTGTAAAGATGTCATTGTTTTAACAATTTCATCTGCGCGTTGTTGATTGTTAAACGCTTCTGCTGGTATTGATGTGATTTGTTCATTGGTTGTCATTTTTATTATCCCTTTTTTTATTTTTAACCATTTGCCGATGAGAGGCTCATCAGTAGTGCCGAATAGCACTAGATAGCACTTGTGAAAATTAAAAAACTGCTGACTTCCGCAAGTGCTATTTCGCCTTATTGATGTTGATTATGAATTGCGTATAAACCAATTGCGTTACTACTTTCAACTAATTGGTCTGCAATCTTCATTGCCATATCGTGATTTTGAGAAGCAATTGCTCTGGCAAATATCTCTGGTGCTAATAAGAGAAACGCCAAATCGGATTCAATATTTGTAACTGGTATTGACGGACAGTTACATTGGCTGGGTAATTTAATTACTTCACCCATTACGCCACCGTTACCCATCTATGAACCATTGCAATTAAGTTGTCATAATCTCCACTCATACTGTCCATTGAGTATTGACTTAGTTCCTGTTTGGTTGCGCCAGCATTTTTTAACGCTTTTTGAACTACGCCCATAATTTCAAATGCGTTTTCAGTAAGTGTTAAGTGAACAACTGCCTGTGGATACTTAGGTGTTACTTTATGCATTTACTAACTCCTTTTCTGTCTCAACTAATGCGGTGTAATAAGCCGCTTTAATTTGATTTGATGTTGTAGAGAAACCACGCTTTTCACACAATTGATTCATACGTTTTAGAAACTGTGCTGATGTTGTATTTGCAACGTTAGTTGAAAGACCAATACGGCGCCTTACATCTTCTAACGTGATGTTGTCATCACCAGTAATTAACGCATAAACTTTAATGCGTGCGTAAAATTCACCGCAATTTGTATCGGTGATTTCACCTAAATCCACGACCATTGTTAGAAAGTAGATGCTTTGTGTGGTTGGGAAATTTGCGTCTGTGTTTAATTCTTCCCAATTAACGCAATTGCTGATATTTGTGTGTAGTGCCATTTTGTTTTTGTCCCTTTCTTAAAAAACTGCCTACGATTTGCAGACAATTTGTATTGCTATTTATTTACTTACTTATTTCTTGTTGAAACTTTGCCCAAGTATCACTAAATGATTCTTTAGTTGATGAGTGTTCTGCCTTAATTAAAAATAAATCTTGGCGGAAACGTGGATTATCTTGTCCAAAAGCGCCGACTAGCATCATTGTTAATACTTCAAGTCCTTCTGTTGCTTCTGGGTGATATTCTTTTGCGGTAACTATTAAGTGTGCTATTACCTCGTAGTGTGTTTTTGTTAGTGCCATTTAAGCCACCTTCTTCCCTTTGTATGTGGTCATATATTTACTTTTTGTAACTGTCCATTCGGTTACTTTTACTTTGTGATTGTGTTTAGTTAGTAACGCTTTTGCTTCTTTTACTGTTTTCTTTTCTGCGCTTTTCCAACCGCAATCGCAGAAAGATTGATATACGATTTTTGCCATTTTTGTCCCTTTCGTTAATAGGCGTTCCATCATCAGTTACGGCGTGCCTAGTGCCGTAAGACCACGCCAACTTTTAGTGTTAGCGTGGTTTCGGAATTTGTTTGTCCCTAGTTATTTAGTGTTTGCGTTATTGTGAAACGCTATCGGTGTGCCAAACCGACCTAAAAGGTAATTCTCCATACCGACTTCCGCCTTATTTGGATTGCGCTGATTAGCAACTACTGTGGGTGCCTTTATCTGTCACTTTCTAGGACTTACCCGTTGCGTGCGTTCCCTTATTTGCGTGTCATAACTCCGTGTAATGTGTTATATCGGCGTATTGTGAACCTTGCCGAATACCGAACCTCTGCCTAATTACTGTTAGTGTGATTATCAGCGACTAACAGATTGTGCTGGCTATGTTCGGACTTGCACTTTGTTACTGGATACTCTAAACGGTGCAAATAAATAACGAATTTGCTTACCGTTCGTGCCTTCCATTTGAAATAAGTATCAAATAAATTTTGCTAAACCGTTTACAGTCCCTAGGGATTTAATGCTGGGCGGTTTGGTTACTCTCTATTTGTTACTTATTTATTTGTCAATTTGCGTGTGGGTAATTTACTTTCGTGAGCCGAAGTTAGGGTGCCTAGGCGTTAATCCCTGTCCGATTTCTCGGGTAACGGTTTCTCTCGATTTCTAGAACCACTATTTAGTTATGGAAGTATCCTATCACACCACGCCGAGATGGGTTTTAGAGGGTGTTTTTAACGCCGTTACAGCCCCGTAGAAGCCCGATTATATGCAAATGATAGGTAGATATTGCAACTTGTATTTGAGTGGCTTAAATTGGCTTACAAGGCAGATAGTAGGCATTTGATTAATTCCGCGCAAATGTTACACGGTGTTGCACTTGCTATGTTATGTATGTGTGGCTCTACACTTCCGATATGGCTACATCACCAGATAAATCACATTACACACACATTGAAATACGGTGCGGTGGGTTAATTGTTGCGTTCGGAACAGAAGCAGAATATCCAGATTTGGTTGATGATTTGGCGGCACGCACACTAAATATGTTCAAAGAAAGCGTTGCGGTTGCAAAAGAAAACGGGATTGATATTACAGATATGCGGTTAATTACTGCCGATTATGGCGATGATGACGAAGAAGATTAATGTGCATAAATTGTGGAGATTGCGGTAAAGAACATTCATATGACCCTTTGCAGGGTGTTGATGATGTGGAAGATAATCCTTTAATCTAACCAAACTTTGTATTCTGCGGTAACTCTGCCTTTAATTGGGTCAATAAAGTGCAAACGTTGTGATGGTATTGCGCTGGCGGCTAATAAATCTCTTGCATACCGATTATCACTCTCAGTTGAACCTGTTTGATAAATACTTCCTAATCCGTTTGCCATTGGCCAACAGGCGTGTGTGTGGTAATGCCCCACATAAACATCTCTAAATTCCCACGGATAAGCACCAGACCGCCAACGATTTGCGTGTTGAACAATGGCAGTAGGTGAAGCAAATCCGTTTCTGCCGACTTCATCACCGTGGATTAATAAAGCCCGATAGTTACCAATTTCAACTCTTTGCACATCATCTGGACAATCTTGCCAAGTTAAACGTTTTTCATCTGATAATAACTGGCGTGCCAATTCGTAACACATTCGGTCAATATTATCGTTGCGTGGAACATCTGCGCGTTTGTTACCAATTCGCCCGTGATTACCCCACTCTGCCACAACTAATACGTTTTCATACATAGATAATGCTTTTCTAATTACATCTGTAATTAATCTTGATACCGTTACATATTGTTCAAATAACGTGGCATCAACTTCGTGCAATTGCGCAGGATAGTTAAATAAACCTTCAACCATATCTCCACCAAATAGCACTACCACATCTTTAACTGGGTGGTCTGCTCTTTGTATTTCGGTAATCTTGTAAGCCTTATCAACAAACTCCATAACTCTTTTGCGCATAACTTCCGAGTTATATGTGGTTGTTTTCTTACTACCTTGCCAATCTGTCATATGCCATAACGCAATTTCGGTAGATTTTTTACGTTTATCAATAACTGGTTCAGATACAGGTTTAATTGCGCCCATAGCAAGAGTTGCATCTTTAGCGGCTTGTATAGTGGCATCAACTAATTCTTCTGTTCGGTTCTTTGCATCTTTTAGTTGTTTCTGTGTGCGCACTAATGCTTTACGTAATTCCACCACATCATCTGACTCAATACCCTCTGGTAAATCTGCAAAACGTTTTTCAAGACTCATTTGTTATCTCCATACCGTGTTGTGTGTAACCAGTTTTGTCTAACCAATTATCTTCGTGTAACGGATTAGATACACAACGGATTGTTTTGCCAGCGTCATACATAAGCGCCACAATATGTGGTGGTATATCTTGAATTTTTAATATTGCGCCCCACATACGACCTATTGCGGTGAAATTAATTACTGCATCACCGTGTATTTCTTGTCTATCGGCAAGAATTTTCTTTACTTTTTCGGACATCTACACATACCATTTCTATGTGCCCGAATTGATTCATTACTACTTTTAATACCTTCTGCGCGTAATGCCATTATTACAATATTTGCAGAATAACCTTTAGCCCAAGCATCATCTAACGCTTTTTTATTTTCTGGCGTTAAATTGTCATACATTATTTGATAAGCGCAATATGTATCTGGTTTTGTTCTCTTAGCCGCGCTTTCTGCAATTCTATCTGCTAACCCCATATATTTGCCTTTCTCGTTTGCAAAAGCATACACGAAAAAGCAAATGCGCTCGTATTCACGAGCCGTGTTTTATCTTTTACTTATGCGAGCGCAAGTGGCACATCTACGCCCACGCTGACCTTTTACATACTTAGTATTAATAGCAGTAAATTCGTGTCCGTTTTTGCAATGGGTTCTGGCACTTCTAGCCTTAACTAGCAAACTTCTTTGAATATTATTTGATTGAGTTATTGCCTGTAAGTGTTTTGGATTTACACAACTAGGGTTTCGGCAAATATGGTCTATTACCAATCCTTGCGGAATAGCACCGTGAAAATGCTGAAACGACCAGCGATGCGCAGTAACAGTTTTTCCATTTTCGTCAGTAAATAATCCATATCCGCTTTTAAGTTTTGATGCTTTCCATAACCAGCACTCATCGCTAATTACGTATTTAGCATTAAATCTGCCTTCAATATCCATATTAATACCTAATTGCTAGGCGGATAACTTCCCCAATTATCCGCCTAGCAAAAAGCGTTATTTAGTTTTTTTCTTACTTACAAGACCAAATTCTTTTTCAGCCTTGTCCGCCCACTTTACAGCAGGTGCCGCAATTGCGCCAATTAATACCGCATACTCTGGTTTCATATTAGTAACAAGTGCAAGTCCAGTTGAAATTGCGCTTGCTAAAACTGCGCGTAAATAGGATTTAATTATTGCTTTCTTTTGTGCATCTATTTTCATTTATTTTCCTTTTGGTCGAGCAACTGCCATAATTGTGGCATAGTTGCGTTTCTTCAAATAATAACCATCACCATTTGATTGACTACCTGCTTTACCGCTAGAAGTATTGCCTTCCCACACATACATATATTTCAATGTAGTGTTATGTCCCTTAACAATTCCAACGTGGTCTGGTTCTGCATCTGTATCAAATTGAAAAAATACAATATCGTCTGCTTTTGCTTGACCAATAGGCACTAGCTGATTTTGCTTGGTTAAATAAGTTAGCCATTCTGCGCAAGATGCAAACCCTTTTGGTTTTGATTTAGGCGCAACTTCGGTAATACGACCAGCATCAAAAAATATCTTTGAAGCAGACATAGCGCACCACGGTTGATTATTTAATCCAAACCATTTGCCAAAAGTTGTATTGTTATTTCCGCTTTCTGTGTAATTCTCAGATGCTTTGCATAACTCTTGAACCGTTGCCATTATTTGTTGCCTTCCTGTATATGTTGGTCAAATCTGCCTGTTAATTTTGCAACATCTCGGTCTATTCTGTCCACACTATCTCTTAATGAACTTCCACCGTTACGGTGAAATTGACTTTCAATCCTGATTAATCTTATATCTTGTTCGGTTAATCTAATATCTAATTTGTTCCATATTTTATATGCGCCAAAAGGCAGCACTCCAATAATAGAAACAATCTGCGCAATGGTTAGTGCGGTATTTAAGTCAATGTTCATTTGCGCCCTTTCGGGTTATGTGGTTATGTCCAAGTAATAACTCTAACATTATCATTTGCATCAACAACTTTTAACAGATTTGTGGTGGTGTTTAACCAAATATCACCCTTGCGTGGGTTTGTTGGGTCAGTAGTTACGTTAGGCGCGGTAAATCGTGTAGCCGTTTCAAGTTTTTTTAATCTATTATCTAAATCTGCAAATATATCTTTAAGATTTGGTGTGTAATTAATATAACCCATTAGATGCTTCCTGTCGTCAAAGTTAGTGTTACACGTTCAGGTCCATTTTCGCCAGCCTGAACCGTTAATGCTATAAGTCTGTAAATGCTATCAAGTGTTGTAGGAAAACGGTTATCTGTAATTCTAACTCTAACGTCATCACCAATTTGATATGTGCCAAATTCAGGGTCTAAGTAAGGCGGTGCAATAACTTTAAGAGTTGTTGGCGGATAAGAAACTGCCGCAACTTGACCAGAGGCAAGAGTATTCAAAACAGTTGCATCTGTTATATCGGAATAGTTTGCTTGGTCTTCAAGCAACGGCCAACCTGCTGATAATTTACTTGTATCGCTATAAGTAGAAATTAATTTACCTTCATTACTTCCTGCACCAAGAACATAAATTGTATTAGCCGCAACTGAACCATCTTCTGGATATGAATACTCAACTATATTTCCTGACGGTAATTCAAATACAGGCGCACTCAAACTTGTGCTGGAATAAGCCGTTCCTGCTCTTGGATAATAAGTGTTAAAAGATTTGGCAGGGTTTCCATTGCCGTCATAATAAACGCTAATTTCAAAATCAAAACCTGTGCTTTGTTTTGATAAATCTTGAATTGCACTAAAAACAGTTTTTAATTCGTATCCGTAATAAACTCTTGAAACTAATACGCCAGAAGTAATTGTTGAGCCAGAACCTTGATTGTAAAGTAATCCAATATTTCCGTTTAACGCACCTGCGGAGTTAGATATTACCGCTTGCGCAATAGCAAGTTGGTCGGTATTAGTAAAAGAAGTTGTAGCAGTAATTCTTCGGCGTTCATAATAAGACAAAAATTCTCTGCCTTGAAAAGTTAGAGTTTGAGTATCGCTATTGTAATCTCTGCCCCATAAAACACCGCCCCAAACTAATACGCCATTGCGGTCAATATAAACTGCGGTTCTAGCAGGAATAGTTCCATCAGCAATATTAAGTGCTTCCGCATTAACACCAGATAATAATAAATGTCCTGTGAAAGTTCCTGCCGAATTAAGCGTTTGGGTATAACTAACTCCTGTTAATGGCAATTCTGCCAAGATTGAGTTAGTTAATAAATCTGCAAATAAATAACGGTATGTTGTGGTTGCCATAGCGTTACTTTACCGTAGGTTCAATTACTTCTTTCGGAGCAGGAGTAATCATGCCAATAGAAATTAAATAATCTTCTGTTGGCGGAGTAAATGTATCTGTTTTTTTATCATATTCAGACCAACGAGCAGGCGCATTTTTATCTCCAAGCCAAATAAATTTATCGTAGTTATATTCAATACAAATACGAGTTGCTAAATCATCATCTTGTTCAGCAAAAACTAAAGTGTTTTCAACGCGATTAGCAACAAGAAATGTGTAATGTTTTTCCATAATTAACTCCAATAAGTAACGCGACAATAACCCGAACCGCCATTAGCACCCGTTGAAGCACCTGAACCAGTATAAGCGCCGCCGCCACCGCCGCCTGTATTAGCGGTGCCTGCCGTTGCGGCAGTTGGGGTGTTACTTGCTCCATTACCGCCGCCGCTTGAACCAGGTTGAACAAAACCACTGGCGCCAAATCCGCCACCGCCCCCACCGCCAAAATTATTTATACCTATACCTGCAACTGAAGCAGTGCCATTAGCGGCAGTAGCACCAATTCCACCTTGCGTTCCAATTCCGCCCATTCCGTAAGCAGTGGTTGTTCCGCCTGCGGCAAAAGCAGGACCTCCTGCACCGCCACCTGAACCACCATAAGTAACTGTGTTTCCACCTGCGGCACCGCCACCACAACCACCGTTTCCGCCTGCAACGCCTCCTGTTCCAGTAGGATTAAATCCACCGCCACCGCCACCGCCATTAGCGGTTAATAACGCGCCAAAAGTAGAATTACCACCAGTAGCCCCTGTAAGAGTTCCGCCAGTTCCACCAGCACCAATAGTTACTGTATAAGCAGTATTAGGAACAACGGTAACGGTTCTCCAAACAACACCACCACCACCACCACCACCACCAATAAAATTAACAGATGCACTTACAGAACCACCACCTTGCCCACCACCAGCAACAAGAAAGACTTCAGCCGCTACGCAGTTAGCAGGAGCAGTCCAAGTTCCAGTTGAAGTAAATACATCTACCTTTTGAGTTACACCGCCACTTGTAGGAATAGTTGATGAACCCATCAGAGATTATCCTTTTCTTCCTGCGTCATAAACTTTTTAGAAATAGGTTCATATACTAAACCTTCGGGAACAAAAACATTCCAAGTTTTGTCGTAAGTGCAAAAAGCAGTTATGAAATTATTTTCAGGAATACGAACACAATCTTTACCTGAAATATCTTCCGCTTCGTTTTGAGTATTAGCAAATACTGTTTCAATAACTTGATTTTTTCCATCAAGAACCGCAAAACCTGACAATGCAGATACTTCTAAATAATCACCTTTACCGCAAGAATTACAAGTAGTAAACATTTGTGGTTGATTTTTTAGGCGTTGTTCTATATATTTATGTGAACATTTAATACATTTATATTCATATTTAATAGTCATTTTGCCTCCTAGTAGTAAAGTAAAACATAACCATTGCCGCCAGCGCCACCGCTTGAACCAACAAGTAATGAACCTGAGTTTCCTGCTGACCCAGCACCGCCACCGCCACCGTTTCCACTTGTTCCCGCTGACCCAGCATTGCCTACGCCACCAGTAGAGTTACCACCTGCTCCTGATGAACCTACATAACCTGTTTTAGCCGCGCCACCTGAACCGCCAGCGCCACCGCTAGAGTTTCCGCCGCCACCACCACCGCCGCCGCTAGTAAAACCTTGTCCACCAGTTCCGCCAGCACCAGAGTTATTTGCTCCACCACCACCGCCACCTGCACCTACAACAGAGTTTGAAACTGAAGTTCCATTACCAGTTGTTCCGCCAGCACCACCGCTCATTTGAAAACCACCTGTTGCGGTATCAGTATTAGAACCAGTTCCAAAATATCCAGTTCCGCCTAAACCACCAGCAGGAGAAGAAGTTGCTCCGCCAGCGCCACCGCCACCTGAACCGCCTAAAACACCATTTCGCCCTGCTTGTGCCGCCGCAGGTGCGGAACCAGCACCTTGTCTTCCGCCACCACCGCCGCCACCGCCACCTGCCGCTAAAATTCCATAAACAGTTGTTCCACCAACGGAGCCTTGAGTTGCTTGGTCGGTAGTTGCGTTTGTTCCGCCAGCGCCGCCAGCGCCAATTATGATAGATGATGAAGCAATAGTCCAACCTTGAGTTACACCACCACCAGCGCCACCACCGCCACCGCCACCTGCCGCAATTGCGTTATTACCGCCACCGCCACCACCGCCGCCACCGCCGCCACCAACTAAAAGCGCATATACGCTAGTAACGCCAGCAGGAATTGTAACTGAAGTTCCTGATGTAATTGTTTGTTGAAGAGTTAATCCTGCTTGGCTAGTAGACGCGGCTGGTATTTGTGATGAACCCATTACGCAACCTCAACACCTGAAATATGAAACGATACAGTAACCGCAGACGCTCCACCCGTAATTGTGTTTGTTGCTGTGAGTGCTTGTTTTAAGTCAATATAAATTGTTGAGTTTGCCGCAATAGCAGTTGTTGTATGAAGTGCAGTATTTGCGCCAGCAGTTCCCATACCAAGAGTAAAAGTTGCAGCAGAAGCGGCGGTATTAGTTACCGCAATATTGCTAACAATAGTTGTTGTTGAAGCAGGAACGGTATAAAGAACCGTAGTGGTTGTTGTTGTTGCCGCCCCGCGAAATAAACGGACTGGTGTGCTTGCCATTTAGTATGCTCCCATCAAAATCATAGTTAATTTATCTTCTACTGAACCTTGTCCACCTGTGCTTACCAAAACAACATCAGTTACGTTAAGCACTGATGTAGAGTTTACAACACCATTATTTGCTACTACTCGGTTATCCGTAATATTAGCATTTAATATCTGAGTTGCACCTGCCGCAACGGCAATAGTTGCCAAAAGAATTGAGTTAGCAGGGGTTGTAGGAGCAACAGGAGATACGGCTGGCGTTCCAGCAATTACTGAAAAAGATACCGAGTTAAGTGAACCTGTGTAATAAGCATCATTTACTTGAACTACAACAATATCAATACGTGGGTTTGACGGATTTGAAGTTGTAACGGTAAGAGTTGCTGATGCATCATTGTAAGCAATATATGAACCCATATTTGCTTGTGTAGTTCCAACAATGTTTGCATAACCGCTTGCCACCAAAACTGACATTCCCGGACTTGCGGCTTGTGTAACGGCTAAATCGGTTGAACGCAATACACCTGTTGAAGTCCAAAGAGCCTGTGTTGTTAATCGGTCATTTTCGGCAGGGTGAGAACCGTTTTGTAACCAACTCGGTGGTGTTCTTAATGCCATTGTTTCTCCTTAGATGTAAGCATTATACCAAGATACTGATGCTGATGAGGTTCCAGCAAGAGTTCCTGTTCCAGTTAAATAAAACAAGTTTGTGCCTGTTTGAGCAGAAAACCAAGTTGAGTTACCAGCAAGTAAATTACGTGCAGAAGCACCATTTACTGTTATTAACTTTGAATCAAGATTTACTGTTATTACATCGGTATTAGTATAACTGCCATTTACCGTTATATAAGCATTTTGAGTCAAGTTTCCAATAGTCGGATTGTTAATTGGTCCGTTAATGGTAATAGTAGGATAAGTTGTAGCCCAACCTGTATTTGTAACAGTTGTGGTAATTGCGCTTGAACCTCCGCCATAGGTCAAAGGATAAACGCGGTTATAGGTTCTACCTAAAGAAGTGCTGATTGTAATTGCCGCAGTATTTAGCGTGTTGTCATAATATTTAGGGTCGGGGCAAAAAAAAGAATATTGCGATTTAATAAAACCATAAGTGTAATCTGGGTCAACGGTAGTTGCATTTACGCGAACGCGAGCGTTTGTAAATTGTAACGGGTGAGAAATGTCCATTTGAAATTGAAGCAAACCAGTTCCGCTTGTTTGTGGTAAAAGATTTGCTTGTAACAAATTGTAATTAAATTGAGCACTTGCAGACATTGAAACTGTTCCGCCAGATGTGTAAGTATCTGTGAGTATTACTGGAATTGTAAATTGTGTATTCGAGGTTACTGTGCAAACTTGTGATGTTTGGTTAAATCCTGTTCCAGCCGTTCCTGATGGATTGCCCGTAGATAAAACGTCAGTAATTGTTACAATTTGACCACTAACTAATCCGTGGTCGCTTGAAGTGGTATAAGTTATTTTGGCAGTTCCAGTTGCAGAGGCGGTTGAAATTGTTTTTGAAATTGAATTTGCAAAAGTATTAATGGTAAGAGTTATTGTGCGCCCTGCTAAAAAGTCATTACCTGAAAACATACCGTCAAAATAACCACGGTTATCATCTTGATTTCTAATTTGAGGAAGTGCTTCTAATCCTTCAACGGATAAAATTTGGTAAGGACTTCCTGCTCCGCCAAAAGCAAAACCATTAAATCCAAATCCGTAAAGAGGTAAAGATGTAAGAGTAGGCATTACCAACCCCCTGACCTAGCAAAATTTCTAGGAACAGTAACTGTTGTTCCATATTTAATTGCGCTAACAGTAGCAGATAAAGTTGCACTAGCATCAGGAGTTGTATTTGTAATTTGTTGATTAATATTGACAACACTTCCTGTTGAACCACCTGATGTATTTGCAGAAGAATTTCCGTTTAATGAACTATAAACATAATTATCTGTATAACTGGAAGCGGCAGGAGTTGGCATAGGTTTAGCGGCTAATTCTCTAGCCGCATTTAAAGCAGCAATCATAGCGCGAATAGCCGCAGTAGTTTGGTTAGTAGCATTTTGAATACTTCCTAATTTATCTTGAAATTCTTTTTCAATATCTTTCAAAGATTTCGCTAATGCTTTTTTAGCCGCATCTTGTGAATTAACCAAATCATCATATGCTTCTTTAAGCGCACTATCTAAATCTGCATTTACTTGAGCAATACTTTCAGCCAAATCTGCTTGTATTGAAGCCAAAGTTTCATCTCTGGTTTTTTCCAAATCAGCCATTTGGTCTGAAAATCGCTTATTAATTTCTTTTTGAGCATCGGCAAAATCTTGACTTTGTTTTGCTAAACTTTCTTGTAAATCTATTTGTGCTTGCTTATATGCTTCATTTAATTCATCTGTCGCAAGTTTACCGTTACCGTTCATAACCTTACCAAGACCATCTAATGCAGTGGTTGAAGTTTTTTCCAAATCAGCATATGTAGCCTGTAATTCTTTAATGGTTTCAGGGGTGGCATTTTTAAGGCTTTCTGCAAGTTTATTACCTACTTCTGGTCCTTGTGACACAACTTGTTCAATAAAGGTTTGAGAAAAACCCATCGCCTGTAAACGAGCCGCATTTGCCGCTAATTCTTTAGCGCCAGCCAATTTATCTTGTAGAGATTTTAATAAATTATCTGCGCTTGCAGAACCTGCCTCTGAAAGTCCTTTGAATATATCTCCAACATTAAATGCCGTGCCTTGTGCAAAAGCGTTACGCAAACGGTCAATAGATTGTTGAATAATACTTTGTAATCTTTCTTGACCTGCTTTAGTTATTTCTGTAACTTTGTTTTGATTATCTAATGTTGCTTTTGCCATATCTTCGGCATATTTTTTGTTAAGGTCGCCCATTGAATCGTTAAAGCGTTTTTGCGCTTCTGCAATCTTTTTATTAGCATCATTTTGTAACTTAACAATTTTATTGGCAGCATCGGCTCTAAGTTTTGATGTCTTGTCGTTGTAATCTTCTTCAAGTTTTGTCATTGTTTCGTTGAATTTTTCTTTTGCGTCAGCAATTTTTTCATTCAAATCTTCAACAATTTTCATATAATCTTTGTTTGCTTTTGCGGCTTCTTCTTGCGCCTTCTTTTGTTCAGGAGTTAAACCTTTACCAGTTTTTTCATTTTTTGTTACTTTATTACCAAATTCAGTTTCAGGTAATTCTAACAATTTGACTTTAATTGGTTTATTAAATTTATCTAATCCATCAGCAAGTTTTTTTGCTTTTGCTGCTGCTTTATCTGCAAAATCGCTAACTCCTTCAAGCCCTTTATTCAAAATATCCAAACCTGCTTTGGCATATTTACCGACACCAGGCAAATGAGATAACGCGCTTAATACAACTTTAAGTGGTGTTAAAAGCATTTTTAAGATTGCTTCCCCAACTTGACCAACCATAGGAATAATTGAAGCAAATCCGTATAATGCCGCCTTTGCCATAGTAATAACGCCTTTACGAAAAGTTTCAGATTTGTTCCACAAAATTACAAGCACACCAATAAGGGCTACAACCGCCATTACAACAAGACCAATTGGATTAATTGCCATAGCGCCGTTAAGTGCAATTTGTTGTCCTGTAAGTAGCGCAGTAGCGGTTTTAGCCACACCTTGAATAAACGCATATGCTTTTGTGGCGGCAGTTATTACTTTAAGTGTTATTGCGTAAGATGCTAAGGCAACTGTAACGGTTAAAACAATACCGCCAAAGATTTGAAATGCAGTTGAGTTACGTTTTACAAATTCTATTGCTTTATTAAAATTCTCAACAAGAGTTTTTAGATAAGGAATTAACACTTCACCAACGGCTTGCGCGGCATTGTTAAATTGTTCTTTAAGAATTTGTAATTGAACGGAAAGTGTTTCTGTTGCCTTTTGTGCTTGACCGCTTAACTTTTCTTTCAATTCTTGCATTGCTTTTGAAGTTGCTTCCGCTTTAGGCAAAGTTGTATCTAACTCAATTCCAAATTGCTTAAATACTTTACCTGCACCCATATTTGCTCTTACAAGCATTTGAGATGCTTCTTCTAAACTGATTGTTTTAGCACGTGCCAAATCAGCTGACATTGCCAACAATTCTTTTGATTTTGCTAAATCGCCAGTTGATTGAATTAAAATCTGCATACTTGATGCGGCGGCTTCATCATCAAATCCAAGTTTTACAAAACTTGTAGAAAGGTCATCAATTTCTTTTCTAGTTGCCGCAGTATTTAATCCTTGTGCCGCTAATGTGGCATTTAATTTGGTCATAATAATTTCGGCATCCATAGCCTCTTTAATACCAAGAGCCGCAAAACCAGCAAATGCCGCGCCCATAGCCAATAAACCAGCAGTAGCAATACGACTTGCTTTGTCAATACCAGCAATTGAACCGCCAGCCTTCATTGACTGGTCTTCCATTTTGCCTAGTTCATTATTAACTTGCTTAAATTCTGCAATAGCCTTATCAGCAACCGCTTTAATTTCAAATATTGCTGGTGGTAAAAATGCCATTATTTGACCACCTGACCAATATGTTTAGCAACGATTGCAGGAGCAACTACACGGAACCTAATAAATGCTGGCTTCATATAAGGAAAACCAGCCATAGCAGAAGTTCCTTTCCAAGAAGGTGGCGCCCATTGTCCGCCTAATTCTACGGCGCGCCCGTAAATAATTGTCGGTCCAACAATAGCAGAATAACTAGCAAAACCTTTGCGAAACTTCTCGCCACGTATGGAACGGCGCAAATTACCTGTGCGGTTCATAGGCGGTTGTCCAGATGTTGCCTTATCCCAAACACCGCCATTTTTACCGCGTCTGCCTTCAATTTGTTCTTTTGATAATTGGATTAGTGTAAGCATCATTTCATCTCGCGCCGCCATTGCGCCTTTGTCCATATTTCCGCCAGCCTTTTCTAACGCTTGGCGAACCATTTTAAGATTTGACGTTATCACTTTCTACCTTTTTCACTAATGCAGAAATAGAGATTATCCAATCCACTAAACCTGCTGGTTGTTCATCTACTTCGGTAGGTGTCCAACCAAATTCTTTTGCGCAAGTGTAGTAAAACCATTCCGTGTCGGGATATGTAAACGCCTCGTGGCGTTCACCGCCTTCAAGTAGCCATTTTAATCTTTGGACTCTACGAAAGGGCTTTCGGTATCCTTTTCATTTTCAGGTGTATCTGCTAAAGCAGGGAACAAAATCTTTTGCGCATCTTTGCTTTGTTCTACAAGTGCATCGTAATCAGCCATTTCCATTTCATCAATAGACTCAATACGAATTGAAGGGATTACTAGGTCAAGTGTCCAATCTTTAATCAAAACAGAAATTAATCCATCTGTTAAAGATAGGGCTTGCATAATTCCTTCGTCTGCTTTTCCTGCATTTGCGTAAATCTTTTTGCGGTCTTTAACACGCAATTCAGCAGGGTCGCGTAGCGTTACTTTTGCACCACTCGGTAATGTAATTATTTTTTCAGCCATTTTGTTTCCTTCCAATCGGTTGTTTGCCTTCCTACATTGTATTACAAAAAGGTGCTAGAGAGTGGGAGCAGGGAAGGCGACTGCTACAACCAACCCTCTAGCACTATTGTTCTGTTACTTATTAGATATAAGTTCCAGAAGCCTTTGCATTTTGCAGAACCCACTTGATAGGAGCAAAACCGCCAGAAGCACCTGCATCTGTGGTATTTCCTAGTCCGTTGATATTGACTTTGATTTTCACATAGTCATCTCCACGGTCATAAGCGGCGGCGGTATATACGCCTTTTGTGATAGTTGCTTGGATTTGAATTGCACTAGCACCTGCGCCATAAGCCCAGTTAAGAACAATGGCAGGTTGTGTATTTGTTAGGTAGCGTGTTAATTCTGTATCCGCTTCCATAATAAATTCCATATCACCTGTAACATCAAGAGCGCCAACAAATATGCTAAATGGGTCTTGTGTTTGTGAAATTCCATAGATAGGTGTAACTGCTCGTTTCATAGCAAGTGTGCCGTTTATAGCATTTGATACTGTTGAACCACCAATAGATACAGTTCCTTGCCAAACTGGTGTTGGCAATACTGTGCTAAATGTTGGTGTTGGCGCAGTTGTTGTATTTGACAATTCACCTGTTGATTTAGCATCAAATTCCAACATACCATCTGCGCTAAACTTTAGCGTTACATCGTGGAATTGATGTCCTGCATATTGACGAACACCAGCAGCATAAAAATCTGTAAGTGTGTATGAGAGTGGTTGAACATCAGTAGATGCCGCAAGGCTATTCTTTAATGAAATTGTGTGTGTATATGGAGCAGATGCGCCAGTTGTAGCACAAGCACCCATAATACCTGTTAGTGCATAACCAATACCATCAGCAAATACTGCACCACCTAAATCAAATGTGGAACGTGTGCGACCAGGAATATAATTGTAATTTTCAACCATAGAACCGCGAAGTCCTTGGTCATACAATGGGTCAATTACATCTACTGGTTTTACAGTATCTTTATTTACTAAAAGATAATCTGTTGGTGCTACTGGGGTTCCTTTTGTTGTTTCTTTCGCAATTCCTATAAAGGAGCGAACGGAATTTTGGACTGCCATTTAATCACTCTCCTGCTGTTGTGTTTGTTGTTACAAACGTTGTTGGTGGGGTCGCTGGTTTTGCAGAAATCTTAGCATTAATACTAATAACTTCATAAGCATTAAAGTCATCTGGCGCATCAAATTCTTCGTTGGGTGCAACTGTAAGCCCAAGCGAAGGAAAAGCACGCTTATCTGTTCCTGTGTATTTATATCTAGCCATTTTTTCTCCTTATGCTTGAATCATTTCAGTTACATCAAATTGTAACTCGGCAAATGTTTCCGTTGCTCCTTCTTGAACCGTGCTTGGTTCTCCGTAAGAGGCATTAATAATTGGTTCTGCTCCTTGCCAAACCAAAGTGCCTGTTGTATCACCAAAGTTGTGGTTAGAGCGCAATCTTGTCTTAATATTATCAATAAGTGCGTCAAAATCAGCCATTGCATCTTCTGCGTTGCGTTGTAACGAGTGATGAAATACCTGCAAAATAACAGAATAATCAACACGTTTCCAACCGTTAGTTGCACCGCCAATAGCCAAACGGGTTTCATTTTCAGATTGAATAAATACCACTACTGCGGCACGTGATAATTGCCCTGCGGTTGAATTAACCTGAAAATTGATGCGTTTGGGAAATGAAGTTAATACCTGATTTAGCCCAGTAATTGGTGGAGTTGCTAAAAATGTTGCCAATGTGGCACGAACTCCAACGCGCCCTGCCATTAACGAACCCTGCGGTAAAGTTTAATCATTTCAAGAGCAGTAGCAATATCTCCACCGTAACGTTGCGCCCCATCAACGTTTGCATTTGCGCTTGTTGTAATCTGCATAGTCATTGAGTTATCGCCACGCATTTTAATAAATGCGGTTGTGATAAGAATACAAGCCTGTTTAATTGTGGTCGGCAAATTACCGATTGCAACTCCTGCGGCGTGTGTGGAAACCAATGCACTTGTTAGCGGAACTGTGGTTGAACCATTTGTGTAATTTGATGCAACTGTTACATCTTCACTTGTTGCGCCATCATAGATATGCAAAGTTTGACCAGCAATAATACCTACACCGCTTTTGACAGTAAGTGAAGTTGCCGCCGCAGTAGCAGTTACAATTTTTGTATTTACATAACCTGCTACGTAAGTGTATTTTGTAAAGATTTGTTGGCGTGGAAATCCACCGCCAAATGCAAGTGGTCCTTGACTTGAATATGAAGTTGATAATTGTGATAGTGGAATAATTATTTGCTGATTTTCAAACCAAGTTTGTGAGCAATCTTGTAACGTTTGTAGATTAAGTGGGCTTCCGCCATATTGAAAATCTGATAGTTGAATAACTGGTGCATTGTTTGGGTGTAAAGCGATATACCCTTCATTTGTCATACGTGTGCGTTGAGTTTCTACATATGTTTGCGCCGTCAAATTTTGGTTAAAGTGTTGGTCCATATAGGAAGATGCACGCATAATAACGTTTGCTAATTCTGCATCTTGCGCCCCAGCGTTACCGCCTACAACAAGGTTGTCGTAGTCAATAGATGTTGGTGCATTTTTGTATTCAGCAACGGTAAGGTAGGCACTTTCATCTGTTGTGTCTGGTGTAATACCTACTGCCATTTGCTATTTCCCATCTCTTTGAATTACATCGTTTGTATGTCCGCAACGACCACACTTAATAAAATAACTTCCAAATCCACATTCTGTGCAAGTATAACCTTCAACGTATGTTGCTGGTGCTAAACCTGCAACGCCTAAACCTTCTTCTTTAAGTTTCTTAGCAAGTTTTGGATTATTAACGTGAAATGTGCCATCTTTATCGCGTTTCAAAACTCTTTCGCGCCCTTTTGAATCTGTTACTGATAATGAGTTCAAACCTTGTGGTGCAATCATACGTGCCATTTATTTACCCTTCTTTATTATTAATAGGTAGCGTGCGCCTTCTGCACGCCACCTACTAATGATTTATTTCAGTTATGCCTTAACAATTCCTGAAACTGCGCCGTTCCAAGCAGGAGCGGTGCAGAAGAAGTTACCACGGAAGTATGTGCTGAACTCATATGCAAACTGAGTTACAGGCCATTGAATGCCCATGTAATCCTGAACCATGAAGTTAGCCCAAACATCTGTTACCTCTGTGTCTGGAATTGGAAGTGTGTATGAAAGCACTGGTGATACACCTTGTGGTAGCCAAGGGTGAACGGTTAGTGGAACCATCTTGCCAGTAATTTCGTTGTGTAGAGCGCCGATAACTGCACCACCAACATAATCTCCCACTTCATTTTGTGAAAGGTTAATACGGTAGTTAGCAGTTGAACCGTTTTTGATTGCATCTGAGAGTTGCTTACGGTCTGCGCCGTTTAGGAAAATCTCATCTGGGTCAGCCTTTACGTTGTCGTAAAGATTGCTAAATACAACTTGATATTCATTTCCTGGGTTAGAGGTTGAGAATGTTGAGTTGATTGAGTTGTTGTAACCGCTTGATGAACCAAGAACAGTAGGCAAAATTCCGTCATAACCTGTTGCATATGCAGATGTATCTGCGGTTGCGCGAGATGCGGCGGCACCTGTTGTTGTAAATGCGGCGTTGTTACCTGTTAGACCAGATGCGCTTGCACCTTGAATTGTAAATGTTCCAGTACCACGAAGTGTTCCCTGATACTTGAGGTTTGCTGCGCCTGTTGCAGTTCCAACATAAATGTTGTAACCAAGTGCGCCTGCTACTGCGGTTGAAACTGTAACAGTAAGAACATCACCTGCGGCAACAACTTCTGAAACTTCAGTTCCAAGAATTGACTCACCGAAGCCTGATGAAGAAATACCAGCATCAGCAGTTACATTTATGTAGTAAGTGGTTGCTGCTAGTGCAGTCTGTGAACCAGATGCGACTGGTGAAGCCTTTGTGAATGTAGGTGCTGAAAGTGCGCCAGAATATCCTGATGCAGTTCCGCGTGCCATAAGCATCATACGCTCTTCCATCAACATTGTTGCGTAAAGTGTTGAAGTTGATGAGAGTTGGCGCAAGTCCTGATATCCCATACCTGAGAAGTTAGCATCAAATGATACTGAGTCAGATAGTGAGTATGAGTTGTATGGCAACACTAGGTCGTCAGCAGCATAAGCAATCTTTGGACCGCGTTCGTAGTTAATTGAACCGAAAGCAGTTGTTGTGCTTTCTGTAATTCCGGGCCAGATGTTTCCTACTCCGCCTGTACCTGTACCTGTGTATCCGTTAATACGCTTTACACGGTGTGATGTACCGACACCCTTTTTACGCGCAATTTTGTTACGCAATGGTGTTGGGCGTGGTGTAAGCAACTTAGAAGGTGCTTCAAGGTCAAAAGCCGCAAAAGATGTGCTAAGTGGGCTTGTGAGTGTGATGTCTTTCTGAATGTCTTGCATAGCAAGGCGTTGTGAAGCAAGTGCGTTATTAAGCGCGCCGACTGCATCTGGTGAAAGAGATTTGTTTGTTGCTAGGGCTTCAAGTGTTGATACTGGGTCGCCAGATGCCTGAGCAAATGTTGATGTACCTGACTTGATAGCCATAATTGCTGATGGGTCTGAAATAGATTGTCCAACAGACTTATTGAAAGCATCGGTGTATTCGTCCATGCGAACTGCTGCATCTTTTGCAGTAGTGGCATCGCCGAACAACTCAGTTGCTTTAACTGGTGCTAGAGCCATTTGTTTCCTTTCGTAAAGAGTTTGAATTATTTGTTGGCTTGTATTGCTAGTGCTTTGGCTTCAAAATCTGATGCCAATTCTTTGTAACCGCGTGCTAAATCTTTGTCATCGGTTACGACAGACTTTGCGCGATATTCAGCCGCTTTTTGCAATAGGTCGCCAAGTTCGGCAATTACTGCTGGCTTAATAACGGAACGCTTTGGTCCGCCTGATACTGCTTTTGTTTTCGCCGTTGCTAATTCTGCATTTAACTTGTTAATTTCCTCTTGATAGGAAATAACCTCATTAGTTATTGCATCTTTTGCACTCTTTACGGCTTTCTCAATGATTGCAGTAATTGTCTTGTTTGACAAATCCTCATCATCTGAGGAATCTTCATCTGTGCCGTCATCTGCGACATCATTTCCATCTACATCAATGCGTGGAATAATTGTGTCTGATGACTTAGGGGTTTCGGTAGGTGAAACCATAGTTGCAGTTGATACATCATCACGACCGTGCGCATCTGATGGCTTATCGCAACCACATTCTAGACACTTGGCGGTATCTGATTTATCTAAAGGCTTCTTGCCTTCTGCTTCTTCAACTTCTTCTTCGGCGGCTTCTGGTTTTGAACCTTCTTCGGTTTCTTCCTCTGCAGTTTCGCCATATTGCTTTTCTTCATCTTCATCAAGATAGCCTGCTTCTTTGCACATCTTTTCGTGTTCCATTAACTTCTCACGCAAATCTGCTAATGCTTTTAGCGCTTCTTCTTTTGAAGGCTTTTCGGCAACGGCTTTTTCTTCTTCTTCGTGCATAGATTTTGTTACTGTCTTTTTACGCGCCATTGCACGCTCCTTTATGTTAGTTGTTGTTACAGATTTTGAATCGCGTTCATTGTAAACATCAAGCATTGCTTCAACTTCATCTATACCTTCTTGAAAATATCCATCATTTGCAAGACTTGAAATTGATTTGCTATCTGCGTTGGCTAAAATAGTTTGTGCTTCTTCCATACGCACCATTGCATTTTCAAGAGCATCTTTGCGCTCACCATCATCTTTAGCGTTATATGCTCTATCTAATTGCTCGTTTGCTTCTGATAGTGCACTTTCTGCTGCTTCAACCGCATCTTCATCTTTATCGGTTGTATTTTCATCATAATCATCACTATCTTCATCAAATACGGAATCCATCATTTGTGAAATACCATCATTTGCATCTATTGCAGAAGAAATTGCTTCTTGGTCCATTGAGTTGTAACCTGCTTCTGGCTTACCACCTTCTGGTTTATCGCTTTCAGGTTTATCTGAACCGCCACCGCCAGAACCAAAGCGACCTGCTTCATCGCGCTCTTGTTCCTTTTCAATAAATTCTTCAACTTGTTCTAATGCGCCAGCAGTATCAGATTTAGCCAACATTAGTTTTGCATTTGGATTTGCTGGTCTATCAACTAATGAAATTTCTACAATCTGTCCGTCAATAATTCTTCCGTTAGCGGCTTTAGTATCTCTAACAATACGTGGCGCACGAATACCAATTGAGAAACCTTTTAGCACACCTGCTTCAACCTTTTTGATACTAACTGGGTCCACAACTAATGCAGAGATGTAATGTCCATCTGCTTTGCTATCTAATTCTTTTGCAACACCTGCGGCGATATTGCTATGTTGTTCTCTAATGTTACCGCCAGTTTTGAACCACTCTGGCATTGCTCTATCTAACCAACCTGCATCACAAATCTGTTGGTCAATATCTAATGCATCATCAGTTGCCTTGCCATATACCAATAACGTTCCATCTTCTTGCTTTTCTTGCTTAATAATTGCCGCATATGAATGTGCTAAGTCTGTGAACATTGATTTATCCTTTTTCTTTTCTCTCTCTGCAATACTATCTGCCCAAGTTTTTCCTGCATCACCACCCCATAGTAGCCACGCAATATAACCGCGAGAAGGATTTGAGGCGTTACCCCAATCCTTTCCTTTTTTATCAGCTTCGTGCCTAGCGAAATAACTTACCATACGATTAATGGTTTTTAACGGTAAAGATTTACCATTTGATAAATCTCTAGCACGTGCAACCCCAACCATAGTTCCGCCACGCTTAAACTCTTCGCGTAATTTTAAACCACGGCGAGCATTTTCTTGTGCGCCTTTAGGCGGTATAAATCCATCTGTCATTTTACAAAGTCCAAAGTAAGCAGATTTTTGATGATGAAGCAGATACGCACCAAATTTGTTCTCCGCCGTTTAATTCCATATTCAAAGTTGCACCATTATTTAAGTTGTAACCTTCATCTGCATTTGAAACAGTTACAGATGCATCACCTAAATACGCCTTACTTCCACCTTCATTTGCAATATACAAACTAACTTTGCCATAAGTAGTTGGCGCTTCAAATAACATAACTGGCGTTGTGCCGATTGTAGTTGTTTGATGACCTACTTGTGGTTGTGCCATTGTTATTCTCCGTTCAAAATATAGTCTAACGCATCTTGTCCAATATCACGTGTATCTACTACATATGGCGCAATATCGCAAACGCAGTTTGGGTGTGCTGGCGGTTCGGTATCTCCGCTTGGGAATACATCACCAATACCGATAGGTGATACATCTGCATTTTCTTGACAAGTATCGCAAGGGTCTGCAACTAGCCACTCTATCAGTTCCGCACCACTTTCTTCATATAATTCCCTAGAAGCAACAGATACGGCACTACTCATTTCGGTTTGCGCAATAGTTAATGCGCGCTCGCTATCGTCAAAGAAATCGTCCAGTTCATCACGCACACTTGCTGGCGTTGCGCCCGTTGCTAGCGCTCTACCTAAAATTGTTCCAATGCGGTCAAGTGTGGTTCTATTTATGCCTTGAATTGTTACACCACGCCTATCTAACAAATCAGATAATCCGCGAGGCGGTTTAATCAAATTAGCGGCGGCACGGTTTCCGGGTTTCCAGTTATCCCAGTTAATGCCCATTGCACGTTGTAACTCTGCTTTTGTTGGCGCTTTGTTAATCTTTGCTTTGGATAATGCGCTCATAGCAATATCTTGCCCAAGCGTGTAACTATCTACATAAACAGTTTCTAATGCTCTAAATAATTCTTTGCTATCTGGGCGAATATGAATACGCGCATAGGCACGTGTTTCTTCTGTGGTTGTAGTTGATGTAAATGCCATAGCAAAAAAATCATCTACAACTGCATCAATATTTACCGAAGCACGTAACGCATCTCTAACAAGTTTTGCGCGCCGTGCCGCAAGGCGTATCTTTGCGCCTTGTCTTTTCTTCCACGCCCTGTTCATTTAGGCTAAATAACGTTCCGCATACCAGCGTGCGCTATCGTAATCTTTAGCCATTACAAACTTGTTTAACACATCTGCATAAACAACAGGTGTATCTTGGAAACGGAAAGTCCTATCGGGTGCTTTTGATAAGAAGCGCAGAAACTTTTTTAATTCCTGTTGCGCTTTAACTGCTTCTGTTACATCTACTTCTGGTTTATCTTCTATTGCAGGAACTTCTGCATCTGATAATGATTCACCATCTTCGGTAAGTGTTTGTGTGCCATCAATTAACACCATACCTGTTTCTGTTACAAGATATGAACCAGTTGCGGTTGAGAAGATAGGAATATCTGCTTCTGGCGCTTCAATTAAAGGCAGACCAGAACGAGAGCGTGCTTCATTTAGCGTTAATGTTCCAGATTTGATATTTATATCTGCGGTGCGTGCATTACTTTCTGTATCTTCTCTGCCACTTTCCATAAACTTAAATTCAAGTTCGCGTGGCATACCCAGAAATACATATGAGAGTTGAGTAATCATTTTTGCAACCCAGTTTGCTAATGGAATTGCGCCAATTACTTCACTGCTTTCTGCCTGACCTAATTGGAAACCTGCTCCACCCAAACCACCTTTAGGACTAAATCCAATTTCAGAAGGTTGAACTCCAAAGTGTCCACAAATGCTATTAACTAGGTAATCATCAAGTGTGTCTTTGAACTTCTCACCGTAACCATCAAATTGAATTGGTTCCATACCTACTGGTAGAAGGCGAACACGCTTACGTTGTTCTGTTTGTCCTGCTAAATCGTTATTAAAAATGTTTTCATATGCGCGTAACAAGTCTGGGTTATTACCAAAGTTTGCATCTGTTTTCATCATCAATTCTGGTGTAACGCCATCTGTATATTCTGCACGTATCCATTGCTGACGGCGCAAGTAAATATCTGCTAGTGGTAATGCACGTTCAGTTGGTCCGTAACCATACACAGAAGTTGTTCTGCGATTACGTATCAAATATGCCAATTCATCACTTGTAAATTCGCCATCTGCTTCTTCTGTTTCTGTTGGTGCGGTAAATTCGCTACGTGGGAAACCAAACAAGATTTGTTGATATGCACTAAACGGTGGCATTGGTCGCATACCTCTGTCATCAATTAACGGCTTAATTGTTGAACCATCAAGAATTTGTAATCCATATAGTTCATCACCGACAGATTTTTGCGGCCATATAGCCCACGCATCTAACACAAGAATTTCTTCAAGTGCAATATTTAGCCAATCGTAAAACAATAATCCGTTTGCCTTATCTGGTTGTTCCCAGAATTGGCGCACTCGGTTAATATCTGCGGTAAAATTATCACGTGCAGTTTGCATAGCACGAACGCGAGCGCCACCTATTTCGCTAATAATCTTTTCAGCACTATCTTCGCCTAATGTAATATCCCAATTTAATCCAAGTATCTT